GAAGATTTAGAGATGTAGATGCACCAAACGGAGTTATTAGAGAAGCTTTAATGCCTCTTCCATATAAAGGACCTGATCAAGTCTTAATGCAACTTTTAGGTTTCTGTGTCGATGCAGGAAAACAATTTGCTGCAGTAGCTGACATGCAAATGTCAGAGATAGGTAGTTCACAAACTCCTGTTGGAACAACAATGGCACTAATGGAACGCGGCACAAAAGTCATGTCTGCTGTTCATAAAAGATTGCACTACGCTCAAAAGAAAGAATTCAAATTACTAGCTAAGATATTTAAATTAGTCTTGCCTCCTGTCTATCCTTACAACGTGACTGGTGGCCCAAGACAAATTAAGATGAAGGACTTTGATGACAGTATAGACATCTTACCTGTATCAGATCCAAACATTTTTTCTATGTCACAACGTGTGACCTTAGCACAAAACCAATTACAACTTGCTCAAGCAGCACCTCAAATGCACAATCTGTATGAAGCTTATAGAAGAATGTATATTGCTTTAGGTGTCAAAGATGTTGAACAAGTTTTACCTTTACCAAAAGGTCCAGAGCCACAAGATCCTGCTATTGAACATAGTGTTGTACTAATGGGTCAACAACTCAAAGCTTTTCCACAACAAAATCACGAACTTCATATTAAAGCACATAGATTATTTTTATCTTCCGTTCTAGTAAAATCAAATCCTATGGCTGTTGTAAATTTAGTTTCTCACATTAATCAACATGTTTCTTTTTTAGCTACCATGACAGTAGATCAAGCTTTAGTTGGTGAAGCAGAAAAATTAAGACAAGAATTTGGAGAACAAATACCACCAGAAAAAATTATGGAATTACAATCTCAAAGACCTATGCTTATAGATACTGAGATTGTTAAGATTACAGAACAAATGGTGCTTGAAGAAGCTGAATCTATGCAAGATCAGAACATGGATCCTCTTGTTTTACTTAAACAACAAGAATTAGCACTTAGACAGCAAGATTTAGAGATGAAAGCGCAGTCTGAAGGTGAAAAACAAGGTCTAAGAGAGAATCAATTTGACTATAAACAAGATTTTGACGCTATGAAGCTACAAAAAGACTATGATTTAGCAGGTTTACGTGCAGATGTAGCTTTACAAAGAGCAAATACACCAAAAGGAGGTGAAAATGTTTAATTTATTAGTAGGTCCCCTATCAAGTTTGGTGGGAAACGCAGTAAAAGGCTTTGTTGAGACTAAAAAAGCAAAAGCAGACCTAGCTTTAACAGAAATAAAAGCTCAGAAGTCACTTAAAGAAGCTCAAATTGCGGGAACAATTGGGTGGGAGGCCAGTGCGGTCGATCAAATGAATGGTTCTTGGAAAGACGAGCTAATTTTAATATGCCTGTTGGTTCCAGCGGTAGCAGTATTCATCCCCGGATGGACTCCACACATTAAAGCAGGTTTTGAGGCACTACACTCCTTACCTGATTACTACAAACATCTTTTATACATAGCCTGTTCAGCAAGTTTTGGTATAAAGGGAGCAAAAGGGGCTATGGGCCTTATTACTAAGAAAGGTAAATAATGACAATACTAGAAAACGAACTACCTGATAATCTTTTAGGAAGCACATCAACTATAAAATTCACTTTAGATGACACAGGATATGTAAAAATTGAAAAAGACTTCACTACAGGTGGATGGGATGTGGATGTTACAGGAACAATCACTGATCCAGACGGAACAACTTGGCAAATGGAAGTAAAAACTTCTGCAGGTTCTGATCACAACAAATCAGGGGTAGCGACAGGACAATCAGAAGAATTCACACTTAAAACTAACTTTGATAAAACAACTGTAACCTTAAAACTTTGGGCTGAAAATGGTACTGCCTCTGCAGGAGCTGTTGGTCATATAAGTTTAAAATATTAGTGACAACGAAGTGTGTAAAATGCGATTGCATTTGCCACTGTGGTTCAACTTGTATGTGTGAATGTGCAGTATGTGAACATGAAAAAAAAGAAGCTAACAAAGACAGTCCCCCCGAAGAAGGGACCTACCCCACAAGGCTTGCAAATAAATTATAAAAAGATACAAATAGTTAAGACAAACAAATAAGGAACTTAACTATGAAACACGCCTACTTTAAGATACCTGGGTGGTTCAATTACTCCGAGACATATGACATCATTGTAGATGCAATACCAGAAGATGGTATTATTGTAGAAATTGGATCTTTTCTTGGTAGATCAACACATTACTTAGGAACATCATTAATGAACGCAGGTAAAGAAGATGTAAAAATTTATTGTGTTGATACTTTTGAAGGTTCTTCAGAACATGCAAATATAAAATTACCTAAAGACTTTTCTTCTATATTTAGAGAGAATTTAAAATTCTTTATTGGAAGAGATATGGTCAGATTATGTCAAGGCAGATCTGATGACATAGCCATTTTAGAAAGGTTTGAAGAAGCAACAGTTGATTATGTTTTAGTTGATGGTGCACATGAATATGATGCTGTCAAAGAAGATATAATTAATTGGTGGCCAAAACTTAAACCTAATGGAGTAATGTTTGGTGATGATTACTCTCTTACTTCAGTTTCGCAAGCAGTAAAAGATGGTTTGGGAGCAATACAAGTTGAATCTTATGGAGCCAATAAAGGTTTTGAACAAACTTGGTATTCTGCAAAGAACGGAGAGAATAAACAGTTTGAAAAACTTATTCCTGGTGTCAATACATACACATGAGTCTCTTTGTAATACACAACTATCAAAAAGAACTTAAAGCTGTAAAAGATCAGTTGTTTGATCATTTGACACAAGGGGTTGAAAATTTCGAAGAATATAAGTATATTCAAGGAAAGATACATATGATTGACATATGCCAACAGGAACTTTCTCGCCTGCTGGAACAAGAGGAGAAAATAGATGACTAAAACTTTATACGTGCCAGATCACGTATTAGAAAAATACAAAAATCCTAATGAGGGTGTCGACCCTGATAGGAAAGAATTACAAAAATTACCACAACCTGTTGGATGGAGAATCTTGGTCTTACCTTTTAAGGCTCAAGAAAAAACCAAAGGTGGTGTTATACTTACAGACAAGACAGTTGAGGACTCTCAACTAACAGCATCGGTCGCTTTAGTTTTAGCAACAGGACCAGATGCCTATAATGATAAAGAAAAGTTTCCTAATGGACCTTGGTGTAAACAAGGCGATTGGGTTGTGTTTGGCAGATACGCAGGATCAAGACTTAGAATAGAAGGTGGAGAAGTTAGGTTACTCAATGATGACGAGATACTCGGAACAGTTGAATCACCTGAAGATGTATTAACAATTATTTAACATGGGAGGTAAACCATGCAAACAGAAATAACATCTGGTCAAAAAGAAAAGATGGTCGATCTTGATACCTCGGGAGAGGGTGCCGAAGTAGAATTAGAAGATAAAGCACATGGCACAGTCAGTCCTGAAAAGTATGAAGAAGTAAAGACTGAAGAAAAAGATCCACTAGATCCAAAAGTTGAAGTTCAAGAAGAACAACAATCTGAGGAAATGGATCAATATTCAGATAAAGTAAAAAAACGAATTGATAAATTAACATACAAGATTCGTGAAGCTGAAAGAGAAAGAGAAGCTGCTCTTAGTTTTGCTCAAAACGTGCAAAAAGAATTATCAGACGCAAAGAAAAAAACTTATGACATTGACAAAGGTTACATGTCAGAAAGTGAAGTTCGTAATAAGATGGCTGCAGATCTTGCACGTCAAACTCTTATACAAGCTAGAGAAGCGGGTGATTATAATAAAGAAGAAGAAGCAAGAGCTGCTTTAACAAAACTTGATCTTGAAGCTGAAAGAATTCGAGTTACTAAATCTAAAAAAGAACAAGAGTATGAAGATTTCCAAAAAGAATTGGAACAGGGGCAGAAACAAGCTCCCGCACAAGAACAAAGACCACAACCTTCATCTAAAGCATTAGCTTGGGCTGAAAAAAATACTTGGTTTAGGTCTGATGCGGATATGACTGATTATGCTCAAAGAATTCATCGAGGATTAGTAGCAGAAGGATTTGACACGGAATCAGATGAATACTATGATGAATTAACCAATAGGGTTAAAACAAAGTTTCCAGAGTCTTTCCAAGGCTCGGATCAGGCTACCAGAAGCAACAAACTCGCCCAACCAGTTGCCTCTGCATCAAGGTCTGCAACCAGTGGGCGCAAATCTGTTAGGTTGACTCCTAGTCAGGTAAAAATAGCTAATAAGCTTGGAGTTCCTCTAAGCGAATATGCTAAGTACGTTTAGGAGGTACAACATGACAGATACAAAAACACCAAGAAGTGCACAAACAAGGGCAACTGAGGAAAGAAGAAAACCTTGGAAGCCACCGTCTCAATTAGACGCACCACCATGTCCTGATGGATATAAGCAAAGATGGCTCCGTCATCGTGTAAATGGGGTAGATGATACTAAAAATATCAATGCCAAACTCAGAGAGGGTTGGGAGTTAGTGAGAGCTGACGAAAACGACAAAGACCTTTACTCTGCTTACAACGGAAGTATCAAAGCTTATGAGGGTGTCATCAGTGTAGGTGACTTGCTATTGGCAAGAATACCAACGGAGATTGTTGAAGAGCGTAATGCTTATTTCAAACGCAAGACTGATCAACAGACTGAAGCGTGGGAAACAGATCCGTTAAAAGAAGAACATCCTAGCATGCCTATCAATTCCGATAGGCAAAGTCGTGTGACTTTTGGAGGTCCTAAGAAAACCAACTAAGTCACTTTATAATAAAGGAGATGAACGATGGCAAATCAATCTGGATATTACGGATTTCGTCCCGTGAAAATGCTCGGTGCTGCTTACAATGGTCAAGGTCAAAGTGAGTACACTATTTC